TTGGGGGATCGTCTAACGGCAGGACGCCAGACTCTGGATCTGGCTAATCCTAGGGTTCTGCGGAAATCCCCCAGTAACGTCGCGGCTGTAGATTCTACTGTGCCACGGTTGCTACGGCCACTCGCTGGGAAACCCGGTCCAAATAGTCCGCGGCATTCCTGAGCAACGCAGCCGAATCACTGAACAACCCGATCCCTTTGTTGCACGGGCCGCAGAGCAGCCCCCGCACGAGGTTCCTCTCGTGGCAGTGGTCCACCTCAAGCGTCCGGCGCTTGCCGAAGAGGGCGATCGATCCGCAGATGGCGCACTTCCCGTCCTGTTCCGCGAGAAGCTCGTCGTAGGCCTCGGCGGTGATCCTGTAGCGATGCGCCAGGTTCTTGGCGCGGCGCCCCAATGACACGGGTACCGGTGCGAGCGGCGCGCGCCCGAGTCGGCTGACGAAATGCACCGGGTCCTTCTCGAAGCGCTCGTACTCCGCGTTTGCGGCCTCCAGCGTCACGCAGCCCGTGGAGAGGCGCACCTGCTCCCCGTGAATCGTGCGGCGGATGTAGAACACGCCACCGACGCCGCGCTGGTAACCGACCGACTTGCGACCGTATTTCCATGGAACCGTTGTGGGCATGGCGGCACATTATCAGCACACCCTGACAGCCACCTCACCCCTCCCCTCCCGCCGATCGCCTCTCTACGGGCCGCCCAGGAGGCGGCGCAGTTTTGCGTTGCCGGTCCTGGCGCCGCAGAACATGCGCGAGCAAACCTGTCCGCATATCGCTAGGTTCCGTGCTCAGCACCCCGAATGGGTCACGCCGGGCCCGCAGAACGTGCGCACGGCACGAAGGGGCTAGCCGGGCGACCCTAGCAATCTCACTCCCTTAGCCGTGCCGCCTCACGGGCGGCTGGTGGCACGGGGGTAGCAGTGAGTAGGGACATGACCACGACGAGCCTCACGAGCCTGATAGAGCGGCGGATGACGGGGCGGCAGGTGACGGACACGCAGCTCCGCCGCGTCGCCGCGTACGAGTGGGATCATTTCGCCGCGCCGCTCACGCCGGCAGGCGAGGTGACTTTCCACGAGTTGTCTCGCCGCTTCCGCGGTCTCCCTCCCGCGCCGGCGCGCCGGTTGGCGCGCGCGAACATGGACGATTTCAATCGCGGGTGGGGAGCATAGCCTCACCCAGAGACCGCCGGCTCGCTCCGGCGGAAAAAAAGGAGAGCACCATGACCGCAGAGACCCGCAGCACGTATCGCGTCGTCGCCACCCGCCCCACCGCAGGCCCCGGATCCTCGATGGATTCACGCGAGGTTGGGCCGTTCGAGTCGCGCCGCCTCGCCGAGGAGGCCGCGAGCCGCATGGTGGACGACCCCCGCCGCTGGGGTCGGATCGAGGTTGAGGAGGTGGCGCCGTGACGACTCGACTGACGTACTACGAGGTACCGACCGAGACGGGGCGATATGTCCCGGATCGTATCCTTCCGGACACGCGGTCAGGACGCCGTGAGGCTGCGCGCCTCTTGGGGCGCCGCGCACTGCGCTGGCATCCATATAGCGACTCCACCGGAGAGGACGGGTGGCGCGCCGTCGCCGTCGTCCGCCCAAATGGCACGGACTACGAATCCTCGGACGATGGGTCCATGCCCTCGGTCTACCGCGAGGTGCGCGACTCATAAGCACCGGCGAAACCGCCCTCCGGGGCGGTCGCGCGGACCGGGCTCCCGCGCCTGACGAGCCAGCCCACAAGGAGAGACCACATGACGACCACGACGAAGACCCCCGAAGCGGACGAGACCTACGAGCAGAGGCAGGATCGCGAGGACGCAGCCCGACACGAGGCCGAGGAGGCGCTCGCGCAGGATCCCTCCGTGATCGCGGCGGCCATCGCGGATCACAACGCCGACCTGGCCGAGCAGGAGGGGATCGACGAGTAGTCCCACGCTGTACCCACCCCGCGCGCCCGGGACCACGGCGCAAAAGGAGAAAAATCATGACCACCACCGAGCAGAAGAGCCTGACGATCACCCTCACTGACCGCCCGCCGGTGCGGATCACCAAGACCGACTGGCCCATCATCGCCACCGCCCGCGGTGACTCGTACGGCTCCGGGGACCTCGCGTGCCACGATCAGGCGGTCGCGCGTGGCGAGTGCGATCAGTACCGACTCACGGTTCGGCAGCACGCCGCCGGCCGCGCGATCGTGTACGGCGTGTTGGACGCCGCGACCGCGTGGACCGGCAGTGAGGACTACCGGGGCGGCGAGTTGCTCCCCTCCGTCGCGGGCGGACGGCGTGAGGGCGACATGGCACATCGCAGCGACATCGCGGCAGCGATCCGGCGGGTCGGTGAGTCCTGCCACCTCCCCGACTCGATCACCCGCGAGTGCATCGCCGATCTGCCAGCAGTCGAGATCTGAGGCGAAACCGCGCTTCGGCGCGGTCTGCCGGACCGGGCTCCCGGCACCGACGAGCCAGCCCACAAAGGAGAGACCATGCCGGCATACCGCGCAGCCTACTGGATCAGCGACGACGAGCAGGCGGAGATCGTTCTCACCGCGGCGGAGGAGGCGCACCTCTCGGACGCCGATCTGCTGGAGCACGCCCACGTCGAGGCGGCGAGGGGCGACGTCGATCTCTCCACGGGCGAGATCAGGATCGGCACGTGGCGCGAGAGCGCGACGGACGAGTGAGGAGATAGACCATGACCGCCCGCGCCACACACTACGACGATCCGAGAGCTACCGCGCTAGTAGATCGCGCCTGTCGGTTGGGGCGACACGCGGTGACCCCCGCGGATTTCCAGGCGCTCGCTGAAGCGGAGCGCGACGTGGCACAGCACGTGGTCGCGTCGCCCTATGAGCCTCGGCCGGGCGATCCACACTGGCTCACGGGGCCAGTGCTGTACTGGAGAGCCATGCCCACCGCCCACTGCCCCCAGTGCCGCCACCGCGACCCACGCACCGGCCGCTGCCGGGAGCTCCCCGAGACATACGCGAGCCAGGCCCCGATCCGCTGCACCGCCTATGACGGGCCGCCACTGCCGGACCAGACCGAGGACGAGGAGGAGACCTGATGCCCCGCCCCCTCCACCACGTCACCCTCTCGACCGGCGACGACCGCGAGTCGCCGCGCGCCAGGGTGGGCAGCGACGTGATCCAGATCCTCGCCCCGCTCCTCGCTGCTATCGCACGCGGCGAGGAGGTAGAGGTCCCGCGCGTCGAGCCGGCCTGCACGATGACCGGCGCGGCCGGCGGCGACTGCCTGATCCTCACCGTGTGGGGGCCGCCCGACGGTGAGCAACCCATCCCGCTCGCGACCGTGGGGATCGCGCGTGGGCCCGCGGAATCCGATCGGCTGTGGATCCTGCTCCACGAGACGGCCGTCGGAATCGCCGCCGTCACGCCCGCCGACCAGGCCCCGCCGCTGCCATGGTGCGGAGCGCGGCTCGAGGTCGGGATCACCCTCTACCTTGAGGCGGCACACTGGCTCGGTGACTTCGAGCGCTGTCTCGCGTGGACTTGGATCGAGCGCGGCACCACCTCGCCCCCCGCGATCCGTCCGCCGCCTCCCTCTGCCCGTCCCACCCGATCCCGAGCACCGGCGGCGCCACACCGAGGGCCGCGCAGGAGACGACGATGACCACCCGTACCCGCCCCGCCCGCGAACGCGGCGCCGACCTCAAGCGCGGCCTCTACGCGATCCGCCTGCTCCGCGAAACCCCGCGGATCCGCGGCGAGCTGGCGCGCCGCCTCGGCTGCTCGCTCGACACGGTAGATCGCACCCTCGACGTCCTCCGCCGCGCCGGGCTCCAGCTCACGCGCACGGAGGACGGCCGCGAGGTCTACTACTCCTTGCCGCCGGAGACGTACGCGAGGGTGATGCCGTGATGCCCCTCGTCCGGTGACCCCACCCGGCCCGGGCCATCACAGGATTCCCACCCAGGCCCCAGCACTTCGGACATACAACCGCTGGTTAGCTACACCGGGAGTGTCTGTCCGGAAATACGCGTCGCCATCGGTGCCGTTGGCGTCACTCGGCACGCCGGGTCCCTGGAACAACCTGCCTGCCTGCGAAACTCCGCCGTCGGTCGCGAGGCTCAGCGACCCCAATCCCGTGATCTGGACGCCCTTTGCGGCCTGGATGCGCAATCCCGATGTGCTGCCTACTATTTGATATAGATCGCCCAGTGTTCCGGACATCTCTATCGTCTGTACTTCTTCGCCCGATTCCAGCTTGATGTTTCCGTTCACGTCGTTGCTCCGGATGAATAGCCGTACGTCGGCGCCGGGCCATCCGAGCATTAGTGTGCCGTCTTCTGTTTTGCTGTACAGTTTGATCTCATTGACCCCGTCGGTCCACCGTATCCCCTTTGCCGTAGCAAGATCATACGAACCATGATCGGCTACTTCGAGATCGTCGGTGACGAACTCAGGCGGCGCGACGGCGATCCATTCATAGCTCCCATCAGCCGCCTGGCGGCAGTAGTGCATTTCACCATCGGTCCCGGCGTCCCGCACCGAGATGAGGCGTCGGTGCCACGTCGCGTCCGCGGTCGGCCGCGTCGCGGTTGTGAATGCCTGCGCCCGCACCGTCGGCGCCGCCGCCGTTCCCCCGAAATCATTGGTGAGCTGCACGACACCCGGTACCGTCGCCGTCGCGAGGCGGAACCCGACCGCAGTACCGGCGACCTGATCGATCCGCTCGAGCGCCCCGATGTCGATCGGGTCCGGAGTCGACGGCACGTACGCCTTGAACACCGTGTCCCGAACGGACCCCCTCGCGTCTTTCGCGCGGATCGTGAACCTGTAGTAGAGGCCGGTGACGTCGAGCGCGTCCGTGGGCGTGAGCTGGAACGTCGAGGGGATCCCTCCGTCCGCGTCGAGCGTGCAGTACACGCGGTCCGTAACGATCTCGGACTCTGCTCCGTCGAGGGTCGCCGCGGCTTGCGATAGCTTCGCTTCGATCGTGGAACCCGCCCCCGGAGCGGAGCCGTCAGGGAGCAGGACCATTCCGCTGATCGTTGTCAGGGGGATCGCCACAGTCGCCTCTCAGTTCACGAGGAGCTTCATGACCGCGCTCACGATCGCCCCGCCCGCGAGCGCGCCGACGGCCGCCCACATGGCGACCTGCACCTTGAGCGCGGCGATGGACTCGCCGTGTATCTGCACTCGACGGTCGAGGTCGCGTACCCAGCTCTCCAGACGGTCGTGGCGTTCCTTGCACTCGTCCCAGCGATCGCAGATCAGGGGCATCGTCATCTCCAAAGGAACGCGGCCATGAGGGCGAAGAAGAACCCCGCGCCCGCACCGAGCGCCGCGACGACGGTGCCGCCCACCGCGGCGCCGAGCCAGGCACCGGATAGGGTGAGCACGACGAACAGCCACCCGATCGCAACGGTGCGCCAGGGCTCGGTCACGATCGCTTCTCCGGTATCCACCTTGAGCGCTGTGGAAAGCAGGTCCAGGCGAGCAGGGCCCCGACGATCGCGGCGACCGGTGGATAGCGCACCCACTGCTCGGCGAGCGACCACGCGGCCCGGTCGCGACGCAACAGATCGAGGACGAGGTACGCCGCGCCCGTGCCCCACCAGATCGCGCCGAGGATGCTCGCGATCTGGCCTTCCCACGTCGGGCGTCGCCACGTCATGTACAGGTGCGCGGCGAGTCCGGCCGAGAAGTACGCGAGCGCGGCGAGGGGGCCATCGAACGCGAGCCGCCGCCCTTCCTGCGAGATCAGCCGTACGTCGAGCCCGCGCCAGCGCAGGACGAGGAGCACGATCTCCCAGAGGAGCCACAATACGAGCGGGCCGAGGACGACCCACTTCGTGATCCGGTTGACGCTCGAGGCGGTCATCGCGCCACCCACGCCGCCACGGCGCCCGCGACTACGACGCCAGCGGCGAACCCGACCATGGCGCCGGTCCAGCCGTGCGACTCCGCGACCTGCTCACCGGCGGCGATCCGAGCCTCATAGTAGCGACGGAGCTCGACGCTGTACGTCCACGCTGCCGGCTCCAGGCAGAACCCGCCCTCGGCCGGCGCCGTCCACGTCTCGCGCGGAGCGAGGACCGCGAACGAGGCGCGACGAGGGGGCGACGGCGGTCCGTCCGCCCGGGCCACCCCGACGCCCACCAAGACCGCCGCCGTCACCAAGGCCGTGAGCCTGCGCGTCAGCATTGGACGAGCTCCCCGTGATGGAGGAAGCCGTGGAATCCCGGCGTAGCGATCGAGCCGCCGCCGGCAGCGCAGGTGTCGCCGTTCTTGTCGACATGGAACACGCCGGGGGCCTCCTCGTGGATCACCCAGCAACGATGCTCCCGGTCGTCGGGGCGCGTGCAATTCGAGGCACGCCCGGTCATGTGCCAGTGATTGCCGTTCGGGAGCACGCACACGAGGTGCCGCGTGACCCCGTCGAACATGAAGTTCTCCGGGTACCAGTGCGCCTCGAAGATCGAGCCCGGCTCCGGCTTGCCCGACGGCGTGTCGTAGAGGCGGTCGCGATGGACCTGGCGCGTGAGCCCGCCGTTCGTGCCGTCCTTGCCGTACCTGCGCTCGGGCGCGTCGCCTTGGACGGGAGCGCCGCAATGGTCGCACTTCGCCGGCCAACGCTCGTCGGGGTAGTCCTCGGGCTTCCCGCCGAAGTCCCAGGCCCCGACCGCCTCGGTGCGGCCGAGCGGGATCTCGGCGTTGTGGTAGCCGGCGCTCCCGCCGCCCAGGCAATTCGGGCACTCCTTGTCGCCCCAGTAGACCCGGAGCGATGCACGCGTCCCGATCTCCTTGATCAGACGCGCGCGCATCACGGCACCGGCGGCTTGCTCAGGATGTCCGCCGCCTGCTCCGCGGTCGGCCCGGGCCGCATCGTCTTGTAGAGCTCGGTCGTCTTCGCCGCGATCTCCTGCTTCGCGGTCGCGCCCGAGAGAACGTCGAACACCTTCGCCAGCGGCGCACCGACCCTCGGGATCCGCGCGACGAGCGGCGAGACGAGCCGCAGAAGCCGGCGCGCCATCGTCCAGCCGCCGCCCGCGACGACCGCTGCCGAGAGCGCCTTGCCCACGAGCGCGAGCGTCACGGGCACGCCGCCGACGTACGCCGCGCCCACGTACGCGACCACCGCGGCGAAGAGCGCGAAGACGGTCCCGCCCTCGCTCGTGGCGAGGAACGAGCCCACGCCCCACGGGATCTTCGTCCCGAACTTTCGGAGCAGCCAGACCCCGGCGACGAGGCCGAGGACGACCTTGCCGATCACGGGGGCATCGAGGAAGGCGCGCAGGAACGCCCCGAACTCATCGGGACTGGCGCCGGCCGTCTGCCCGAGCGCGAGCGCAGGCAGGACGAAGACGGCGACAACGACGATCAGCGCGAGGAGGCCGAACAGCCACGTGCTGGTCCAGAGGGAGCTGCGGGGGGGCATCGAGACTCGCATCATGGGGGTCTCCTTCATGCGACGCCGCGGAAGCGCGGGTCGGCTGCGTTGAACGGCTCGTAGTGGCCGGAGGTGTAGATGGCGAGGCGCTGGCCGCGCGGCTCGTGGCCGTGGAGCGCGGCGCCCAAGTGCAGCCAACGGCCAAATTCCAGGATCGCCTGGTCAAAGGCGATCCCGCTCTCCACGATCCGCACGTACGCGTCGCGCAGATCCATCTCGACGGGCACGATGTCTGCGGCCAGGCCCTGCATGTGGGCGCTGGTCTTCGAACCGCCAATCGCGACGTTGAGTGCGGGTGCCCTGTAGCCGCTCGTCACCCGGAGCGGCCCGACCAGCGCGCGAGCCGGCTCAAGCAAGTCGTACGCGAGGCGGACGAGATTCGCCCGCACCTGCCACGGCGGATCAGCCTGGAGGTCGAGGAAGTCCCGGTGCTCCGTCGTCGTCAACTCGGCGAAGCTGAAATGCGGACTGACCCGAGTGCCGGGCACTATGGAGCCGTGAGCGTTCATGCTCCCGCCTCCATCCGGCTCGCCAAGATCGCCGCGACGCGGAGTTGCGCGGCCTCCGCGTGCTTCGCTCGCGTGTACTCGATGAGCGCCCCGTCCTCCCAGGAGAGCCGAGGCCGGACCGCTCCCGCGTCCGTCAGGGTCGTCCGGACGAGGAACGCGAGATTCGCCGCAAGCGCTTCGTCTTGCGCGCGGTCACCGCATCGGCCCAGCTCTGCGGCGATTGAGTAGAGGGCGGCGCGAGGGTCTTGACTCACACCATTCGCATCACCCGCTGGGCGGCTCCGGTCAAGTGGGGGATCTACGCGCCGGCGGGGGTGAGCCGCAACACCTTGACCCCGACCGACGTGACGTCCGAGTACGTGATCTGGACCATGCCATTGGCGTCCGAGTAGGCGTGCCGCAAGAACGGGCCGATCACCTTCCCCACGCCGTTCGAGACCGCGACCGTTCGATCTGCCACCGCCAACCCGTCGACCGTCTCCGCCGTCGCGAGTGTCACGGTGATCGGAGCACCACCCGCGTTCGCTACGAGCAGGAACTCCGCCCCCGTGTTGGCGAACTGATCGCCACCGGCTGCCGCGGCGACGCCGGCGATGTCAACCCCCGAACGGCTGATGTCTGTGACAGTGAGAGTAGCCATGCCTCCGCATCTCAGGGTTCACCCGCGACGTCAACGTGCTAGGGTTGGACCATGCGTCCTACGGTGCTCGTAGCGCCCCTCTTCTTGGTCGGATGCGTGATGGTGGCGCCACGGCCAACGCTCACGCCCGCCGAACAAGCAGAGCTGGCGACCGTCATGCAGACCCCGAACAAGCTCGAGATGTCCACGGAGGAGAGCACGGCCGCGTGGGCTCGGGTTCAGTCGTGGATCCAGCAGAACAGCATGATGAAGATCCAAACCGTCTCGGACTTCATCGTCGAGACCTATAATCTGAACTGCGAACGCACGGTCGGGACCCGGTACACGGCGCAGAGACTCCCACTCGGCAAGGATGTCGTCACGATCCAGGTCAACGCCTATTCGTGCTGGGTAGGCCAGGAACAAACGGACATCAACCAGCACGTTTTTGCTTACTTCGTGAAGACCGGGAAGCTTGCCTGTGACCGCGGCGGGGTCAGCGTCTGCCTCAGCCAGTGAGATCCCCTACTGCGCCCGACCCCGATGCCCCAACCATGGCAGCCCGGCGGGCGAACGTTCAAGGAGGAACCATGAACCGTGCTGCTGGCCGCCTTCTGGCGCTTGTCGTGACTCTTCTCGGCGCCGCTGGTTGCGACGTGTGCAGCCCCGGCGACATGCGCTGTGATGGGTCGAGCGCCCAAATGTGCGATGAAAACAACACCTGGGAGACGTATCAGGACTGCGGGTCGATCGGTGAGCAATGCTCGACCGCTCCGTCTGCATGTAGTGGATACACGGGGCTGGCGTGCTGCTACTACTGACGCAGACGTGTCGCGGTTGGGTGCTCGCGGTCGCGGTCCTCATCGGAACCGGGTGTGCGTCCTACCCGCTCACCGTATCCGTCCATGGCGTAAGCAGGGAGCGCTTTCGCCCCTCCGAGCGCGAGGCGGTTTGGGGCCGCGCCCTCGCGGCCTTTCAGGACCGGGGCGCGCTTATCGTTCTCGCCGACGATCGCTCCGGCGTTCTACGGAGTGAGGCGCAGCCATCGCGCGCGCCCTGCTCGGGTGACTTTTCTTACGAGTCAGAGCCCGTGCGCGATCGTGGCGGGATACCGCAGTGCAATGTATCCCTGGTCCACCAATTCACGTTGAGCGCTGATGGGCTCGCGATTCTGCGTATCAATCGAGCGGTCAGCGGCTCCGTGAAGTTCTTTGGAATGAGCCTAGTAGCGGACAGTGACATCCGGGCGCTACAGTCAGAGCAGGACGCCATGCTGGCGGGCATTGTCGGAGAAGCCAAGGCCAAGTAGTTGGCGCCCTACACTGGGGTCGATAGCTGCCCAGTCCCGTTGTCGTCCACGCCGCAGAATCGCGTCCCCGTCCAGCAGATCGCCAGCGGAGAACTCTCCGCGCTGTACCGCAGCGTCAATGTCTCGCCGTCCGTCGTCGTCCAAAGCTTCTCATTCGATCCGGACATGATCGCGAACAGGAACCCATCGTGGGCGACCGCCGTCAGCGACGAGGACCCCGGGGCAGCCGTTTGCAGCGCCCATGTTTGCCCGTCGCGGCTGCCCGTCGCGATCGCGCCCGAACCCCCGGCCGCCAGGAACAGCCCCGTTTCTCCCCCGACGAGTCCGAACGCCGCTCCGGCCCACGCGCCCGTCGCCATCGTGCGAGCCGTCCAACTCGTGCCGTTCGTGGTACTCGACGCACATAGGTCGGTCCCGATCGCAACCACGACTCCATCGGTGGTGTTGCATGCCGCCGCTACGTAGGTCCCCGCGGGGATAGCCGCCGTCCGATCCGTCCAACTCGTGGCGTTCGTCGACGTCGCCGCGCACGACGCGCCCACGGCCACGAGGGTCGTGTCCGTCACCGTGATCGCCTTGAAGTCGCCACTGGTGATCGTCTGCGTCGTCCACGTGACGCCTGTCGGGGACGTCTTGCAAATGGTCCCATCCCCGACGGCGACAAAGAGACTCAACCAATCAGCCCACACCACGGCGCGCCATACGCCAGTACCTATCGTCTGGCTCGCCCACGTTCGCCCGTCATCCGTGGAGATGGTGCAAACGTTCGTGCCCACCGCCACGATTGTCCCCGCCCCATCACTGGCGACCGCGGCGAGCCCATTATCGAGCCCCGTGACCTGCCCCCATGTGGCGGTCGCTAGTTCATGGAGGCGGGTCTCTAGGGGCAAGCGCACCCAATTCCCGCTCGGCCCGTCGCTTGACTGCGTCGTGTGAGCCACCACGGACCCGACACCGAACGGCCAATCCTCGGCCGTGATGGTGAGGGCGCCGGATTCCGGGTCTTCCTCGATGCGCCGGATGCGCACGGGCGCCGCGTCCAGCCCGAACAATGGCTCAGTGAGCGACACAAAGTCGAGCGGCTCTAGCCGACAGAAAGGCCAGCCGACGGTAAATGTGTATGTATTGCGCGCCAGCACGCTGCGTTGCGCACGAATCCGGGAAATCTTGAGCGCCACGTCACGCACGCAAATTCCGTGCAGCGCAAGAACCGGCGCCTTGCGCGGGCCGCGGACCTCCACGTCTACCGGCTCGGGGTCGTCCACGGTCGCCGGGCTGTATCTATGCGACGGATCTATGGCCGCGGCAGCGGGATCGCGATCAAGAAACTCCACGGGGCAGCTATTGAATATGTCGTCGGCCGGCGGCCGTTCGACCCCGATCGCGTCGTCGTCCCCCTCTGCCATGAGGTTGTCAGTTGTCAATGCGTACTGGATCGTGTTGTACGGCGTGTACGTAACGCCGCCGCCCGTTACGCTCGCGTCGCCCAGCGGGATGATCTTGAACTTCCCTTCGCTCCAGAGCAGTTCCGAGTTGGTTGAGTCGAGGATTTCGCGAAGCCAATCGAGTGCAGGGCGCTGCTCCGTGAGCGCCGGGGAGATGCACAGTTTCTCCGCGGTTGCGTAGCGGCGGAACGACGAGGCGGCCGTTCCATCCTGCCCCGTGTCGGTCACGACGTCCGCGCTGTCCTGCCCCGCTCCGTAGTCCGAGCTCGTGAGCACGTCCACGATCACGTCGGCCGCATGGGCGTCTCCACCTGCGCCCCCCGTGTTCCATTCCAGCCCCTTCACCTCGAAGCTATAGGTTTCCGGGACATCGGTGGGCTCCCACGACGGCAAGATCAAGGACTGGAAGGCGTATGCGACGCCCGGGTATCCAAACGCATAGGCGCTCCTGAGGGTCGTTAGGGCCGTCTGTGTTGGCCGCGTCCCGGTGGCGATCGCGAGACTGTATCCGTCGGGGGTCTCCCTGCTCTCCTGCGCCTCCCAGACACGCGCACAGCCCGTGATGGGCCCCTCGGACAACGCAAGCACGCGCTCCACGTAGGGGGACGCGGTGCCGTTAAGCGTGACGTCTGCGTAGACGAGGCGTCCATCTATACGCGTTTGGCCATAGACGACCGGGAGTACCGCCTCCAGTGCTGGCCGCTCCCGCTGCACATATCTCGGGCGGCCGAAGACCTCCCTGCGCTCCGCAGTGGACGCGACGTCAAACGGAGCGCGGTGGACTTCGACCCAGTCTTGGCTGGGTATGAACGGAAAACCCCGGTACCGCGCCGTGTTGTCCGCAGCGAACTTGTTGATGCAGTCGTCAAGGTTCCGGCGGCACCCGGGGTGCACGGTGAATGTATCGTCCACCGCGGGGGCGGCGGGCAGTGCGCGATCGGGCACAAACGTCCCGCCCGTGTTGTCATACGAGCGGACCGCCCGGCTGATCCCGTCATTCGCCCCGCTCGTGAACGTCAGCACGCCCAACGTGAAGTAGTCGTCCGCTTCCGTCCGGTTCGTAGGCACCGATAGCGTCGTGGCGCCGGACGTGACCGTCGCCGTAACCGTGTAGGTCGCCTTTACTAGCCCGCACTGTGTGTCATAGAGGATGTTCGCGCACCCCTGCTGGAGCGGCAGCTTGGGCACTGGTATGTTCAACGCCACTAGCCCGCTTTCGATCTGGAGAACAACCTGCGCCGAGGAGGGCTCCGCTTCGGCGACCCGCCCCTTGAATAGGTGCATCACGTAGTCGTCGATCGTGACGTCCGTGCGATAGACGCGTTGCACGAGCACGGTCGCACCGTCGAATGCGCCGTTCGCCGCGGACAGGGGCAGCCGCATGCCATTGAACTGAGCGGCTTCGCCGCACTTCAGGACGATCTCGAGGGCGCCGATCTCTGTCCCGGCTACTTCCTCGCGCCGCCCCATCTCGATCAATGGAACCGTTCCGGTTCCCGCGGCCGTGAACGTGTGACCGCCGTAGGTGAGATCGGACACGTGATCGGTCCAGTACGCAACGCTCCCGGTCTGAGGTGTGATCGTCACTAGATGCGGGAACGGCCCGGCCGCAGTCGTCGTGTCGAGCCAGGCGGACAGCGCGGCGGACGCGGCACGCATTACAGCACGCTCACGAGCTCGAGGCCGTCGAGCGCCCAGACGCTACCGTTGAGTCGCTCCAAGTCGAATTCGTCCGCGTCGAACCGGCAGCGGCGCGTTGCGCCATCGTAGGGATCGGCAAACAGGAAGGTGTCATATCTTCCGGCCATCTCGTTGACGAACCCGATCAGGCTCGCCGCCTCCACATACGAGCCTCCCTGCCGCACCGATACGTTGAGTGTGTACCGATAGCGCGGCGCAGAGTGGTGGCGGATGCGTAGTTCCTTGCCGTTGCGCGCTTCCTGGACGCTGGTGCTGTGAACGAGTGCGCGGCTAACCGTCACACACGCGGGCAGGGTCGGGAACGTGATGTCGGACACGCTATGCCCTCCCTCGGCGATCCCACCGGCGGCGGATCTTCGCGATGGGCCCCTGGTTGGACGCGAAGACACGCTCGACGCTGCGCCCATCCATTGGGCCGACGATATTGACCGTCCAGCCACGCGACCCGCCCGATCGAATCGCATTGGCAAGCGGCTCGTCCGCTATCAGCTCCCTGGGATGCACCATTGCTAGGCCGGTGTAGTTCCCGGTGTCCCACCAGCCGCCGGCGGCAGAGGGGACATTCGAGAGTTGCGCCATAACTAGCGCGCTCATCGCGCTCATCGCCGCCACCGCGAGCGCGGGCCCGACAACGGGGATGCCGGCTTGACTCTTCGCGGCCTCCGTCCCGGTCACCGCGGCGTTCGCCGTGATCTGGGCAATGGCCGACTTGATGATCGACTGAAGCACCGTCTTCGCGACCTGGGCCATCGCCTCGCCGATCGTGATCTGCCTGGTAGCGAGGTCGCCAAGCGCGCTCCCGATGGCGTCTCCCCATTCCTGCGCAAGCGCGATCGAGGCCTCTACCTGCTCGTTGTAGAGCTCCTGCCGCTCAGTCGCGAAGTCGAGTTGCTTCCCGAGTTTGAGCTGATCGTCACGGCCAACAACCTCGGTGCTCATGTCGACGCGGCGCCATGGTGCTACGTCGCCCACCTTGGCTTTCGTCTGTCGGATCTCTACGTCTGCCTGGCCCTGTGCGGCTCTCCGAGCCGCCTCCGCAGCATCAGCGTTCTGCACTTCCAGCCGCACGGTCTCGGCCAGTATTTCGGCGCGGCGCTCGAGTTGATAGTTTTGCTCCTTCGCCTGGCGGATCCGCTGCTCGTTCTCGCCCAACTCCCTCGGTGTATATTCGAGGTACTTGATCTGATCACGGATCAGTGCGTTTCGCTTCTCAAGCCCCGCGATCAATGCATTGTTGCCTTCCATTTGCATGCGCACTACATCGAGGCTTTCCTTATCGACTTCGGCCGGGCTCATGCGCGCCCGACGTACCGACTCGAGCCGGCCCTGTAGGGCGTCGATGGCCCGCGCATTGCCCTCTGCTGCCTTCTTGGCCGCCTCCGCTTCCTCTCGCCATGCCGCAGTGAGGAGCCGCACCGCTCCCACCGCGGCGGCCAGGCCGATGCCTACAATGCCACCCCCGAGAAGGGCGCCGCCGAGCTGCGTTAGGGCGCCCTTCGCCTCCCCGCTTACGGGGACGATCTCCGCGATCTCGCGAACGAAGAAGCCCGCAGTGCGCGCTTGCGATCGCTCCTCCGACACGAACTTCTTGATCGATTCCGTCAGCCCACCGATCTCGGTCCCGGCCGACCGCACTGCCGGACCGATCGCCGAGAACGAGCCCCGCATCTTGACGCCGGCTTCGTTGACCGCAGCTGTGACAGCCCGGAGGGCCTCCGTCGCCTGATCACTGGCGACTTCGATCTGAAATCTCAAAGTGGAACTAGACACATCGGCCCCCGGGCATCACCTTGCCGCCGAACCGCGCCGCTAGTTGCCCCATGGAGGCCGGTTTGCGGCTCCGCTTCTCAGCATTGAATCCGAGTGCGCCGGCCACGAGGAGGTGAACGGGCGGGTGCTCGCTCCAGTAGTCAACGAGAAGCTCGGCCCCGTCCATCCACATCGCCTCGATCTCATTCGGTGAGATGCCCAGCCCCGTCGCCAGGAGCCCGTAGAATTCCCGCCGCCAAGCGGCTACACCTACGGGCTCACCTCTTCCCCCGGTGCGGCCTTCTTCTTCCCCGTCGCAGCCAGAACCCCCGTCAGCGCCGTATCGAGGTCGTCCACGTAGACGAGATCCTTGATCTCGCCGACCGTCAGATCGGGATGGTTCTCCTTGAGGAGTTCTACGATTGCGCCGCAGATGAAGTTGAGCCGCATGCGACCGTCCGGATCGTCGCCCTGCTGGAGCTTGTCCGCGCGCTCCACCGCCTCCATGGCGCGGTCGTACGCTCCGACACGGAGTCGCGGGACATCGAAGTCGCGCCCGCCGATCTTGATTGGGGTCCCCATGGCTACTCATTCCCGTACGTGTAGAAGAGGTTGCCCGTTGCGTCCTCGAAGGCAGTGAAGTCGAGGGACGTTTCGGTCCAGTCATCGATCTTCATCCCGAGGGAGAGGTTGGAGAACTTCACCGACGGGAGATAGATCCCGTTCTCGCGTGTGCCGCCCGGAGGATCGGAAAGACGGAGCGCGTAGCCCGAGGTCGCCCCGCTCGTCTGGTTGGTCGAGGTGAGCGTGGTACCCGTGGCCGCCGTGTACGTGTAGGCGATTGCCACGGAGTCGGCGGCGTCGGCGGTGTTGAAGGTGTACACGCCGGCCGCCGCGGCGTAGACGCCCGTCCCCGTCGCGGTCGCGGCGCGGGTCATCACCGTGCCGTTCGTCAGGTTCACGACGCCGAGGTCGGTGACCCAAGTGGCCGAGTTCGTGACCGTGACCTCGAAGGGCGTCCCGGGAATCGTCGCCGAGTGCGTCGCCGCCTTCGTCTGCCCCGTCGCCGTCGTGGTGCCCGGGATGACGAGACCGACAAGCCGCGCGTCGAAGTCCGAGGTCTGAACCTTCCCGGTGATGCTGATGTCGGTGGTCGCGCTATCCACCGGCGCCAGCTTGTTCCCCTTGAGCACCTTTTCCGTGCTCTTAAATTCCACTGTCGCGCCGCGAATGATCGCGATGTTGATCGGGGTGGGATAGGTCCCCGAGCCAATCGCCGTCACGTACCCGACTCCGAAAAACGACCTGTGATAGCCCACGACATTCTCCTTTCAGGCCGTCTCGGGCCCGACTTCGATTGAGATCTCCATCGTCGCCATTGCTTGCCCTGCGCCCGATCCCTCGCCCTTGTCGACTCGACCAACAGAGAGGGAGCGAATCCGGCCGCCGAGGTTGGTCCAGTGCTGGAGGTGCCCGCGGCCGGGGTAGACAGCGCCAGTCGCGTCCGTATCGGCGGTCGCCGACCATTCCAGGGCCTCCCGAACCTCGTGAACCGCGTCGTTTAGCGGCGTCGTCGGCGACGTGTCCGTGTCCTCTGTCCCCGTGCGAGCGAAGATCGCGATCTGGCCCGTGAGCTTCCAGCCCGGAGGAAGGCCGTTGTGCTCGTCGACCGGCTCCTCGTCGCCGTCGTGCAGCTCGAGCGCAGGCTGCTGTTCGGGTACCCATTGCGTCTTGCGGCGTGCGTAGCCCCTGAACGTAGTGGTCTGGGCCGCGAGCCGATCGAAGAGGGCCACCCAGATTGTCTCGGAGTTGGTCGCCATCTACGCGCCCCCCTGATCGTACTTGGCGATTGCCTCGTCGAGCACCCTTTGCAGCGACGCTAAGGCGCCTTCGCCGCCGCCGATGCCCTGCACTGCGGGTTCGAAGAACGGGCGGGGGGCAATGCGGAGGTGATAGGGCTTGATCGGCTTTCGTCCCCAGTCCACGCCCTCAGCCACTAGGGTCCGGCGGGCGCGCCGGCCACGACCCCGCACGTCGTAGACGTTCAATTCCCTTCGGCGCCGTCCGCGCGTCACCGTGGCATTGACGCCGCGTTCCATGAGGTGCGCGACACGGCCACCCGGCCAGACGGTGAGGCGCAGTGCGTCGGGATCCTCCCGGAACGTGCGCTGCTTCCCGCGCTCGCGCCCAAATGCGTATTGAATCTTGCGGGCCAATATCCCGCTCGCCCTGGGCGCGCGCGCCCGGGCATCCTCTACGATGTATGTGCCAATCTCCTCTAGCCCTTCGCGGATCGCGTCGCGCACATACGGATCCGCCTCTGCGAACTTCTGGGCGATCTCCTTGTCGCCGATGACGGTGGTCTTTACCTCGATCATAGGCGCACCCGCTGGTACTTGGCGACAATACCGTTGATGAATGCGAGACTTCCTGGGTTCGCGAGGTAGGTAACCGCCTCGCCCCCTCCCGCCGACATCGCGATCCCCATGTGCCCGCGGTCCCGGAACCGGAGCGCGACGTGCTCGATCACCGCTTGCTCGAGATCGGTCGGGATGACCGCGCCATTCGTGAACGAGTGCGCCGTGATTGCGACGTGGGACCCGGACGCGCTGATCCCGCTACCGCTCGCGTTCGCGCGCAGGGGCGTGACCGTCGCGACCGCGCCGGATGATGTCGCCGCGTAGACGTCGGAGATGGCGGCGGTCGCGCTGCCAGTGATAGCCGCGGCGAGGTTCACCGCCGACGCCGTCAGCGTCGCGCCGACGTTCCACTGGTTACCGGTGGCGCCAGCGGCTACGGCGGCAAACACCGTTCCGTCGATCGTTACCGATTCGGCCGCCGCGAGGCCCGTGGAGAGGGTGATTACCGCGCCGCCGTACCCGGCGACGTAGGAGACGGAGACATTGCGCAGGCCGTAGGTGTAGGAGTAGCCGAGCAGCTCGACTCGATCCCCGGCCAGCTCCCACCCGTCGTCGTCGTAGTCCGCGCGCTCCGCGATTGCGTCGTCGCCGATCGTGACGCCCGAGACGTAGAGCACTGGATAGCTGGCGAGGCTGAGGCCGGCCCTACCGTTACCGTTGACAGTATCCGTGTACTCCTTGGCGAGCAGATCGCGGCCCGTCTCCGAGCGGATCCAGTCCGACGAAGACGTGATCAGCTCGGCGAGAACCGTGTCCGCGCCGATCTCTGACAGCACTAGATAGCGCTTTACTTTCTCGATCGTCGTGAGGTCGCCAGCCGCCAAGGTTCCTCCGAGAGTGAAGCCGGGGAGGCGTCTACCTCCCCGGCTCCGGGGTTTCCGTTAGCTCACGTGCGTCCGATCGAGCACGAGGGCAGTGCAGCCAGCGAGGATCGACGTGGTGCCGGCCCCGTTCGAGGTGAGCCCGAGCGAGTAGTACTTGGTGAGATCGCTCACCGCGGAGAGGTCGATCTCGGTCGTGTAGGCCGTGTCGCCCGCCGGCGTCGCCCACTCCGTCACGGTGCTGGCGATCTCGGCGCCGCTCGTGCCGTTCGCATCCGTGGCGGATCCGAACAGAGCCACCTTGAGCGCCGTGGGCGTGCCGGTGAGCCCGGCCGTTTCCACGATGACGAGAAGCTTGCGCCCCTCGGGCAGCGAAGAGCCCAGCACCCAATCGCCGGTGCCGGCATTGACGGCGGTGCCGTAGACGCCGGCCCCGTCGTCGATCGCCTGGGGAGCGACATTGAACTGCGTCGCCGAGACGAGCGGCAGGTCGTTCTTGTACGTGAAAGCCATTTGTCAGTTCCTTTCCGTCACGGGGGCCGATTACGACCTGGCCGCGAGCACGCAGAGGTTGGAGGTGTAGTTGGTGGCATCAGCGCGGAGGACCGTGCCGGCCAGCGTCGGCGCGCCGCCCATACGCAGCGTCGCGCGGAAGCAGGTCAGGTCCTGGTCGAATCCGAATTCCAGGGAGACCGCCTGCTGAACGCCGCCCGCCTCGAAGGCGAGCACATAGCCCTCAGGGGACGCGCGGATGATGTCACCCGCGGTGTTGTAGGGCTTCGCGGCCTCGGAGACGAACAGCGGCTCACCGAGGAGAGCGCCCGTCGGCGACTGCCGAGCGTCCATCACGTACAGCGGATAGCCCGCCGTAGCGTCGCTCTTGAGGCTCCAGAGCTGGGCCCGAACGAGCGGATGCGTGATCCAGAACGAACCCGAGCCGATGCCGGACGCGGCGAGGACGAACAGGTCCTCTGCGCCAAGAACCGTGGTGCTCGAGCTGATGTCGGACGACACGGAGAGAAGGCCGGGGGCATTGAGAATGCCGAGCGGCTCATCCATGCCGGTGCCGTTGACAACGTAGTTCTCGACCTTCCAACGGATCTTCTGAGCCATCTTCCGCTGGACGTAGGACGACAAGAAGGGGATGTCCCGAAGGCTCTCGTTCGAGACCGGGACCATCGACTTCACGTTGTGCATCACGATGTTGATCTTCTTGACGGCCGGTTTGCTCGCCGTGATCGCGCTGCCCTCGGCGGTCTTCGTTGCCGTGACACCCGAGCTGCTCCAGTACGGGTCCTCGTCGGCCGGAACCGTGATCAGGTTCGAGTTGGTCACGACCGGATTGAGTGCCCGGATGAACGAATCGGGCGGCATCACAAGCTCCATGATGCCCTGGGTGAACTGGGGCGGAACGAGATAGCCCCCATCACCGCCGACGGATTCCCCACCGAAGGTGGAGATCGTGTTGACCCGCAGGCGCGGATCGACGCGGCCCGAGGTCTTCGCCTCGCGGACCTTGAGCAAATACTCGCCGAACCCCATCTTGAAGCCGTGGTGCGGCTGGACGTTGGGGACCTGCGTTCCGCCCGAGACGGCCGCTCCGTAAGGCACGGGGAACGGCGTGGACGACTGCGCTGCCGCCGTCTGCGGAAGCTCCACCACTCCCGCAACCCTCGGCTGCGGCTGGGCGAGTTCAGCCTCGATCCCTTCGACATACTCGAAGTTCGCGATGCTCTGCCCGAGCGTCTTGTATTCATCGCGCAGGGCCTGGAACTTCGTGTTTTCCTCGTCGCTCATGGCGCGGTCTTCGGCCTGCACTGCCGCCGTCGTGGAGGCCATCTCATTGGCCACCTGCGCGCGCCTCTGGCGCAGAGATTCGATCGGAGTCATTTCGCTTGCTCCTGCCGGGTATCCGGCTTTGCTGCGTTGCTCTTTCCCGGCTCGCCGGGCTTGCTGGCGGGGCTCGCCCCGCCGAATCGTTGATGGATGTCCGCGTACTCCGCTAACGCCCGAGCCACGAGTTCATCGGGCGTCAGGGCGCGCGCTGCGCGATCGTCCATCTTCTTTTTCTTCTTCTCGGGCTCCATGTCCGGATCCATTTCGTCGGGATCCATCGTGGCGATCTCGTCCGTGAAGCCGCGCGCCTTCGCCTCTGCTGCGGTCATCCACGTTTCGGCCGCCATCCACGCCGAGAGGTCCGAGATTGATTGCCCCGTCTCCGTTACGTATACGTCGAGGAGCGTCTCGCGGATCTTGCGGAGCGAGGCAACCATCTTGCGTGCGTCATCCTCGATCTCGTCCGCGTCACCGAACGAGAAGACCCCGCCCATCGGTTCGTGAATCATCCACATTGACCCCTCGCCCGTGATGACTCGATCGCCCGCGAGTGCAATTACCGAAGCGATTGATGCGGCAATGCCGTCCACGTAGACGGTCTTCTTGCCGTCGAAGGCGCGAATCGCGTTGAAGATCGCGATGCCGTCAAAGACGAAGCCGCCTGGCGATGAGATGTGCACTTCTAGTTCATCCGCGCCCTTCGCCTCCGCTATGGCCTTGACGACGTCCATCGGATCGATGCCGGTTCCGCTCCACGGATCCTTACCGATGGCGTCGAAGAGGTAGAGGAGGGCCTTCTTGTCTTTCGTGGCTGCGGCGAAGGGCTTGCCCACGGGAGACGGAGCGCGGGCCGCAATCTCTTTCGCCTTCGCAAACCAGGGCGGCGGGGTAGGCCTGATCATGGCTACACCTCCCGCCAATCGACGGACACGACGCCTTGCCAGGTCCCCGTAGCTGGCACCGTCGCGCGAATGACGAAGCCCTCGTTGGCCGCCAGCACGATCGGATCCTCGTGGTGCCGGTCCGGGTCCCAGAGCACGCCGTCCGCCGTCGAGAGGTGAACGGTGTTCGTCGCCGCGGAGACGGCGAATTGAGCCGCCCCGAACGCCTGATCGTCGAGCGTGCGCGTGCCTGCCGTGAGCGTCGCCGTGGTGGAGAGCAGCGCCAAGGACAGGAGCGTGGTGTCCGTGCCCGTCCTGCGCTTGGCGTTGTTCGTCGTGAGGACGAGGCCGCCGGTCGGCGGCGACACGCCCGGGGCAACGTTGCCGTCGGGCGTCGCGCCCGTATCGACGAAGGTGGACGCTGCGTCGTCGTAGTAGAGATTCTGCTCGCCCGTCGCCGTCCCGCGGTAGACCCGATAGCCCGTAGCGCCCGACACGGCGCCGTACGTGACCGTTACGGATCCGGTGGCCCCGACGATCGTGGCCGCGCTCGACTCGGCGGACGCCACCGACTCGCCCCAGGGACCGATCGCCGAGACCTTGTAGTAGTAGTCCCCCGCCGTCAGGGTCCCGCCCGTCTCCGCCGCCACCGCCGACGTCATGGCCGGAGCCGAAACGCCGCCGTAGTCCGTGGCGGTGTAGGACCGCGCCATGACGGCATCGATGTATCCGACGCCCGCGGTGAACCCCGTTCCAAGGGAGGCGACCGAGGCGGTGATCCGGTCGATCAGCGCCAGCGCGCCAACGGTCGCGGTTGCCCAGCGGAACGAGAAGATCGGCGCCGCAGCGGCGAGGGCGGCCGCCATCGTCCCTGTCTTGCCCACGATCGAGTAGGCGCCGCGCTCCTTGTGCTGACTCATGATCGTCCCGATGCTCATGCCACGTCCCTCGCGTGTCCGATGAAGCGTTCCGCCGCCTTGTCTGGCGGCTCGCCTGCCTCGATTGCGTCAGAGAAGGGCCCGAGCTCCATACTCCCCGCATCTCCAACCCCGGCCCGTTTTGCAAGTGCCAGCACCGACGCGCAATCCTCGGTGAGCCGGGCGCGAAGCGAAGCCCGGTCGTCGTCGGTGACCACGCCGCGATGCTTTGCCCGGTGGTTCGCTATGCGGCGCTCGTGACGAGCGAAGGCATCCGAGAGTGTCGCTACGATGACGTCGCGCGCCGTGACCAGGGCGGCGTTCGTCGCCTTGCGCTCGGGCGCATCCTCTTCGTCGTCCTCTCGAGGTTCGCGCGGCGGCGGCAATGCAGGCGGAGGCGGTTCCGGTGGCCCCTCGATCGCGCGCTCCACCGTCTGCATGGTGGACTCAACGAGGTAGACGTCGCCCTCCGGGCCCACCGTGTTCCAGCCTTTGATCTCGCGGATCTCGTTCTGCGAGAGAACGCCCGCCTTCTTGTAGATCGTGAGGGCGTCGGCCTGAGTCTTGGCGTCCCCTTCCTTGTGCCGCGAGAGGTCGATCTTGGTCTCGCGCGTAGCGGGCCGCGGGGGCAGTAGCTTCCAGTCTGCTTCCTGCTCGCAACGCTCGGCCCAGGGGTGGAGGGCGTCGTTGATGAAGGACACACCCAGTTGCTCAATATTGGTCCCGTACCCCTGGGAGCCCTGCGGATCCATGAGCTTGTGGAGCGGGACGCCGAACCAGCGCGCAATATCGGGGATCGAGAACTGGCGCGTCTCGATCAGCTGCGCTTTCTCCGGCTCGACCCCCACGGGCGTCCACTTCATGCCGGGAGGAAGGACCGGGGACTTGAAGGCGTTTGCGGGCGAACTGTGCTTGTCCTTCCAGTCCTTCTCGAAGGCCTCCTTGACTGCCGGAGGGAGCATCTTCTCTTGCGTCCAGTACCCCGACATGATCGTGCCGTTGCCGAAGTAGGCCGCCGCGAACTGCTGGGCCGCTGCCGCCGCGCCAATGGAACGAGAGGCGCGGGCTAGAACGTTGTCCCCGACGTAGCCGGACAGCGATGGGCCGCGAAGGTGATAGATGCGCCACGGCTCGGCCCAGACCGTTCCGCCCGTGATCTGCTGAATCTTGTAGGCCAGCTCCCCTGTCTGCGGATTGATCTCCGGACCGACGCGCTGCGGATCGAGATTCCAGAGCCACGCCACGCGCCCGGCGCGGTCGTACTGGATCTCCGCGTAGCCGTTGCCGTAGCCAAGCGCCGACCAAAGGAGCCCTTCACGAAACGCGATCGCCGTCGTCCACGGGTTCGCGCGAGTGTTGAGGATGTACGCCAGCGGATCGGTGCGCCGAAGCGTGCGCGTATCCTGAGCCCCGTCGACGTCATAGACGAGCCATGGACACGGCGCCATTGCGCGCACGATCGTGTCCATCGCGCACCACACCGCCGACACCTTCAGGGCCTCGTCGGTCGTGAGGTACATCCCCGCTTCCATGGCGACGAGCCAGGGCGGGGCAAGCGACGTGTACGGATTGACGACCTGGATCGTTCCAGCGTTACGGGGGCGACGTGGGGAACGGGTCCGCTTGGCCGCGGGGCGCTTGCGCCGGCTCACACGATCGCATCATATTTTTGGACCCGGCCGTCAAGTGCTTAGACCCAGGCGATCTCGGTGACGTTGGACCAGGCGTCGGAACCCACCACGAGGGCCCGGCCGATCGCGTTCAGGATCGCCGACACCCCGTCGATATAGTTGGGCGACCCCTTGCCGCCCGCCTTGAGCGGGAAGACGTTTTCGTTAGCGTCTTCCTTCGCCTCGACGTTGCCAACGTTCCACAGGAGCACCGGGTTTCCGTTGTGATGCGCGCGCCCCTCAAGGATCGCGTTGTTCAATTCCTTCATCGCGGGCGATAGAAACTGGGTCTTTTGTGGATATTCGGTAAAGGGGGCGCCGGGCGCCTCGTCCCCTACGAGCGTCAAGAGTTGCGTGATTAGATGGGGGTCGCACGGAATCTCGATCACGTTGAAGGCAGAGAGGTCGGCCAAGATTTCGTTCTTTGCCGGCGTGAAATCGGTCACCTCTTGGCCGGCGATCTCGACCCAACCGTCGGCTACCCATGAGGCGTAGGCGTCGGTCGGCGCCGCGTCGATAGCCCGCTTGTTTAGCCAGTAGCTCGGGAAGATGTAGTAATGCCGCTGAGTCTCTCCGTTCGCCGCTAACTCCGGGTCCTGATGCAGCAACTCCTTGACGAAGACGCGAGCCTTAGCCGTGAAGGCGCTTGTGCCCGCGAGATCGAGGCCATCGAAACACGGTACCCCCGCGAAGTCTTCGAGTTTGAGCGACGGATCGGCGAGCGCCGCGAACCGGGTTGCGTCGAAGTATGCGATGGCCGCAGTGACCCATATATTCAGATGCTTCACGAGGTAGGCCGCCCGATGCGTCGCAAAGCGCTTCGCCTTCTCGGCGGCGGCGCGGAGGATCTCGGGCCGAACCGAGAGACCGAACATCGGATTCGCGGCGCGCTGCGCCTCCTCGCTATAGGGATCGGCTCCCTCGGGGCATTCGTAGATGAGCGCGAATGTCAGATCGGCGGCGAAACCAGTCACCTCGCCCGTGAGCACCTGGCGGCAGAAGCGGTACATCTCGCGGCCGAATGAGGCGGAGTCCATGCCGGCCGTCGAGATGGACACAAGGATCGAGTTGGCGCGCTTGCCGAGCGCGGTCTTGATCACTTCATAGAGCGGGCGCTCGACCTCGTGGAGCTCGTCCATCGTGGCCCATGAAACATTGAGACCGTCAAGGCTCGTATCCTTGGAGGCGAGCCGGCGAAAGCTGGAGTTGGTCCCGGGCTGCACGAGGGCTGTCTTGTAGATCTCGATCCCGAGGCGTTCTTTCACTGCCGGACGAGCGCGAAGCATCGACGCCGCGTCGCCCCAGCAGATCCCTGCCTGCTCCTTCGTGGTCGCGAGAGAGAAAACGTCGGCCTGCCCGCCCTCGCCGAAGGCGGCATAGAGGGAGGCCATGGAGAGGATCGTTGACTTGTCGTTGCCGCGCGGCACCCAAGCGAGCGCCTCGCGGAACCGGCGAGCGCCGGTTCCTTTCACCCGCCAGCCGAAGACGGAAGCGACGAAGAAGCAGCCCCACTCGTGCATCTCGTGATCTTGGCCCGCAAGGTCGCCCTTCACGTGCGGGAGCAGGTGACAGAACCGGAGCGCCTTGCTTGCCTCGCCCTCGTTGAACTCGTAGGCGAATGCCGGGTCGTCCTGGCGATCGAGATCGGCAAGGTGCCGACGCGCGGCGAGGCGGGTGATCTCGGCAACGTGGATCCGCCCCTCGGCGAGATCGCGGATATAACGATTCGTCCGGGCTAGATGATTGTCGCGCTTGCGCGCAGTCCGAACCTCGGATTCGGCCCTCACTGGCAAAACTCCGCCAAGGGATCCTCTTCGGTTGCCGGTGCCGCCAGTTGCGAGGCTCGCGACTTGTCTGCCGGCGTGAGGCCGAAGCGCGTCAGCCAGTAGGCCAGAAGCTTATCGTACTGGGCAATGATCCGCAGTTCGGCGCGCGGCTGGTACGATGTACCGGACTTGGTAGTGACCTCGTCGACAAGCCTGGGGTGTCCATCAATCGCGTCGTCGTAGAGCGCGCGATATGCCTCGATGATGACCGCGTGCACCTGGACGAGCTGCTCGAGCGCCGGGAGATCCGCTTCCGTGACCACCCGCCGCGGGTCAAGAACCTTCGCCCATGCGGCCCAGATCCGCTTGCCCGGCGCGGGTAGATGTTCCGGCGGCGCCGGGATCTGCACCGGGGGCGAGGATGGCTCATCGGCATTGCTGCGGTCGGCCCGAAAGGTGCCGGCAAGCTTCTTCGCCTGAGTGGGCTTGCGTGGTCGGCCCGCGTTGGCGGCGGATAGGACGCTCATGGCTGGCTTTCTTACCGATTACCCCACGCGCAGATTTTGCCGGCGCGATTTCCGACCTTACGCCCGGGTTTCAGGCACTCCGTTGATATGATTGAACTTTTCCATTTCGCAACGCTAAGTACGCGTAATCACTAGCTGGAGTTCTTACAGTGTTGCGCCCTTCGGGGTAGCCCGTCTGTGGCCACGTGTCCAATAGTACACGCCCCGACTGCGCCACGGCGGGTCATATTCCACCGGCCCTGTGACCCGGCCCCTCACGGGACGTCTTCCTCCCGTGGTGCGAGCGGCAGAGTGATTGGAGGTTGCTGGGAGCGAGCCGCAGAGCGTCATCGCCACGATGTGGCGTGACGTGATCCACTATCTCGGCGGGCGCGTACCTACCCCGTGCTAGGCACTGCACGCACCAAGGGTGAGCGGCTGCGTGTGCTCGGCGCAGGGTCCGCCACCTCGCGTCGTTGCCGCGCTGGTGGCTGGTGCCCCGGTACTGCGCGTCCTCGTGCTGCGCCTGCGCCTCGTGCTTAGGGCATCGGCCTTTGCGTACGAGCGCCCCACAACCAACGTGACTACAGGGCCTCAATGGTCGTAGCGCCATGGTGCTCCTATGCCACCCGGAGAATACGAGCACGCTCAACGCCCGCGAGCCACTCACCCACCCGGAGAATCTGATCCGCCGTTGCGTTGCTTTTGATCTGATTCGCTAGATCAGAGACGATCACCACGTTTCCCGGTACATACCCAAGCGCGGGGATTACCCGATCAAGGGATGGCGAATCGGGCCGCTTCCCGTGCCCGCCCTTGTAGCCCCACTGCAACGGGACGCCGAGAGCGGGGCAGGTCTCCGTCACGAGTTCCCTTAGGTCTTGCATCGTGAGGCTAAAGGGGACGCCGGCCGCTTCGGCGCGGCGCTTCGCGCCGCCCAGCATGTTGCTCAGCCTCGCGCTCCTTAGGTGCCGCTTCTTTTCGAGCGCCTTGGTGTAATGAGTTTCGCACTGGCCACCCCGGTAGGCCGGGGCGCCACAGTAGATGCAACGCCCCTCAGATCGGTACAGGTCGCGGCGCCGACTTAGGTTGAGGCGCTGCCTCTCAAGGCAACTCGCGCACTTGGTATGGCCCGCTTCTGTCTGCCGCGCCCCACACGACGTACACAGGCCCTGCGCCCTGGCCCCCGCACGTGTGCGCGCGTGCCTGTTGTTGTTCTCCTTTTTGTGTTTGGCGCAATAGACGCCACCAGCGGACGCTGAGCCACAAACGATACAGAGCCCAGCCGCCTTGCGCGCCTCGCGGGCGGCCCTTGCTTGGGTGCGGCACGAGATACACGTGGCCGACTCGGACTCTCCTCCGCACCTGACGCAGCGGTGAAGCGTCCGGAGACGTCTGTATCTTTCCGGCCCCGGCATACCTCCGCATCACCTGCCTACGGTGCAGGGTCAAGGGCTCCACGCTTGCGGGTGCCAATCCCTTCCCAGGCGGCTCACGAGGATCGGGATCGTAGTCGGGCCACCAGACGCCGTTGCGCTTCCAGTAGACGACCACGCGATCGGCGACGTGGGTGGTACGGCGGGTCACGGGGGGCCAAAGTCGGTCGCGCACCCGTCGTCGCGGCGTTCGAGGCCGCACCCCCTGCATTCGTCCACGCGCACCGTTGGCTCGCCGAGGGCGTGCGGCCACTCGACGCGAAGCCGACGCCAAATATGCCACCCGAGGCGGCAGAGGAAGGGACGGTGCTGCTCAAGCAGGAACGCCACGCGCGGGCCGAACGTCTCCACATTGTGACGGTAGCGAACCGCTGCGTTCGTTGTGCATGCCATCACTCACCCCCTCAAAAACGCATCGAGCCGACAGCCCTGGACGTGCTCCTGTGTACCGATACCCCGCGGTTTGCCGCAGCACGGGCACGAGTGAACGCTCGGGTGCTTGAATTCGCCCCCGACCGGACCATGTGATTCGATCTCGCGCAGCAGCGCGACCAGTTCCCCTCGTTCGGCCCCCGCTCTTGCGTAGAGTGCCGCTGGTGACTCTCGCCCTGCCCCAAGGTCGCCCATTGCCTCGCGCGCGCCCTCGGCCCGATCCGCTTGCTTCTGAATTGCAGCGGCGTCGAATCCGGCTTCTGGCCGCACGAATCCGGCAAGGCTCTCAGCCTCATCGGCCACGACCCACGCCGCGTCGCGTACGCGTTCCAGGTATGCGTTGTGTTCCTCGAGATCCTCCCGTTCAGCTATTAGGTGGGGCTCGGAAACCCTCCGAAGAGTCAACGTCTCGCCCTCGCGCTTCTCGATGCGGATCCACTCGCCGGGCGGCAGGATGCCGAGGTGCGCGAACAGGTCAATCGAGTAGCGCACGCCATGAATCGTGACTTCGTTCCGTGTCGGGTCGAAGCGTTCCGCGTGAAGGGCGGTGATCAGGGCCTCTCGTTCTTCCCGTTCGGCGAGGAGGGCGATGACCGCATGGCTTAGGCCTGGGTCACGTTCGGCGCCCGCCCTGAGCGACGACGCGAGAGAGGCCATGGCCTCCGTTCTCCATTGCTTGAGCTTCTCTTTCGGGATCGGCATCGCTAGTCCTCCTTCTTCCGTCGGCGATAGGCGCGCACCGTCGTGATGCCGTCGCTGGTACTGGACGGGAGCACCGTGCCGCAGAGCACGCAGCGGCAAATAACGACATCATCCACGACCGACCGAGGCTCCTCCCGGTACAAGTAGCTTAGTGTTATCCGTCTGGAGTGCCCTCGCCGGAAACATTGGGCACGGGTCGCTAACTTCCTAAGAAACCGCATCGCCTAGTCCCCCCGTTGGTCGCATCACCCCTCCTTCCCGCGTATCTCGCTGGGGCGGGAGCCGTGGACCTCCAGCGTCTCCACCCTCCGTTGCCGACCGGATGAGGGCTGAGCGAGAGCCGGCGCGCGCGCCTGGGCGTGCTCGCCACACCAGTCGGTAGGCCAATGAACCCCGTAGACCGGCCAGCGCTGGCACCGCACGACCGTCCGGATCTGCTCCCAGTCCTCGTCCTCGATTTGCTTCGGGACGAAGCGTCCTAGCTCGCCTCCGAACGTCCTGATCCCCGGGTTGCCGTACTGGCACGTCCTGCATGTCGCCTCGGTCTTCGTCTCGTCGGGCATCGTCACTCCCCGTTGATCGTCTCGTGCAGCGTGAGTATCACCCGCTGAACTCCCCACTCGTCGCCTCGCCCCAAGTCCACCGTGTAGATTTTCTCAAGCAGCGTTCGGCCGCTCTCGATCTCGTCGGCCAGACACCGGAGAGCCTCCGCTGTCCGCTTGGGGTCGAGCCCAAACGGAAACGGTCCACAGCCGCCGCCGATCGCTGCGCAGTCCCTTGCCTGCATCGTCACTCCTTCCGCGTTTCTCTCGCCGCCAACGCGGCCACAGGTCGCTTATCCGGGGGAAGGCTCTGATCCCCGATGGCCCGCGATCGACGCCGCAACTCCCAGCAGGCCAGGATGTGCCCGGCTGCCAAGCGGGCGACGACGCCCGGATCCTCCCCTTTGTAGTTAAAGGGGATCGAGCACCCGGGGCACAACGCCCGCCTAATCCGCCGAAGCGAATCGTTGCTTTCGGTCCGCAGCGCCCGGAACACGGCCATCATATCGGCCTCGGTGTGTTCGGTCGCCAACTGCTCCAGCGTCATCTCCGGCGCGTTTGCCTGCTGGTCTGTCGTCTCCATGGTCTACCCCTTCCCTGCCGTCGGTGGTTCATCCAGCGACGGAACAGCGACTTCGGTGAGGGCTTGCCTTCGTTGTGCCGCTCGTTGCCGGGCGCAGGATGCTGCGTCGTAGCTTCGGAACGGCGCCGGCACGTAGCCCCGCATCCGCTCGCGGTACCCCGCACCGACTGCGCATCTTCGGCACTCGGGATACGCCCAGCCACCCGATTCGGGATTCGCGTACCGGGCACGGCCGCTTGCAATACGGGCCTCTTGGCGATCCGCGCAATGCGCTGCGGCGAGGGTCGCGCCGAGAGGACATTGTATGTAGTCCCATTCGCGCAGTGGGCCCGTCGCTGGAGCTCGGAGCCTGAGCCGTAGGCCGCGACGGAAGGTGAATATGCCCGCCGCCCGCTTCGAGGGGTTGGCGCGTCGCTCGATGTGATAGATCGCCTCCAGGAATTTGCCGGCCAACCCCCGTGGGCGGTCGGCCTCCGCGACACGCCAGAGCAACTCCGCCACGTCGCGCGCCGAATACCTTGGCTTTGCGTCGATGTGGCGCCGGATGCTCTGGGTGCCCGGGAGTAGCTTCACGCAGCGTTAGTCTCCATTGTACTATCTACCGCCCATGCCTCGCCATGCCGCGCCTCGCCACGCCCTGCCCAGCCGCGCCACGCCGTAGCAGATTACTTCGCCACTGCCATCCGCGGCAGTTGCTTCGGTGGCGCCAGCGACGCCGCGATCTCCTTCTGCGTCCCGCGCAGCGAGTCATAGGCCGCGGTAGCCAGGCGGCGCGCGTGATCGTTTACCTGCCGCTCCACTTGGTCGAGCTTCGTTGTGTCGACGGCCGCGAGATCCCCGACGGACCGACGCACCCCCCGCGCGCCCTTCGTGAAGGTCTTGATGCCCTCCCGTGTCCGCTCCGCCTCCGTGAGGCGCTGAAGACCGATGCCCGCCACGGTGCGGAACTTGATGTTCGCCTCGCGGAGCATTGTGCTCCTGTATGCCCCCAGCACGGTGCGTATCCGGTTGCTTCGCGCGTCGAGTCGCGCGATCTCCGCCACCGCCGCGTAGCTGATCGTGTCCCCCGGCTTCACGTCGGGGAATGCCTCGCGGATCGCCTTCACATCCGGTTCCGTCGGAACGCCGCCAAGAAACACTTTCGCCATTGGTCTATCTCCTGTGAGTACGGTGCTATCTACCGCCCATGCCTCGCCGTGCCATGCCTTGCCCTGCCGCGCCCGGCCATGCCCGGCCAAATCTTTTCGGCGATCCCTACGCCGGCAGCTCCGCCCGTCCGCCAGGGAGAGGGGCGAGTGACCGACAGGACGCAGTCCTTTGCCTGGTCAATCACCTCACTGGAGCAGGAGTCCCAAATCCGCTCGCCCTGGAGTTGTCGAGCACCACGCGCCTTTGTCCCTTGATGACGTCCACGCGCTGCTCATCCAACCACACGCCGTCGACCTGGGTGCCGTCCTTCTTGACCGGAGGCTGCACGCAGACCTGACTGCACCCCGAGATGTAAATGCAGTAGCCCGTGACGATACCCGTGATACCCGTGATCTTGTCCTTCACCGCACGTCCCATTAGTTCCATGGTTCTCCCTTGTGGTATTCGCTTCGGAAACTACACCTTACGCTGGCACCTCCTCGTCCTTTCCCGCCCGCCGCGGCGGTGGCCCAAGCGACGCCTCCATTGCCGCGTCTACCCCGCCCCCGCGCTCGCCGCAGTGACAGCCCTCGCGGCAGGGGGCGGGCGCTGGCAGCCGCATCGCCCCCGTGCTTGCGGGCCAGATCGTCACCTCGACGCGGGGATGCTTGCGATCGATCTCGCGCTCCACGAGGTAACGCCGCACCTGGCGATCGTTGGCGAGGAAGCCGGCCCCGGGTCTGCGCAACTTCGGGCGCGACACTTCGAGTGAATCGATAATCGCCTTCACGGGCGCATCCGTGTCCGAGCGCTCGTCCGCGAAGTAGACGCGGATCGAGACCTCGACCGGATCGGTTGTCGTCTCCCAGTGCGCGAGGCGGCGAGCCCGAAGCCCGTGAGCCGCAAGCGTGGCCGCGAATGCCCGCGCCTCCGGCTTCTTGGCCCAGGCGCCGCCATTCCAGCCGTTGCGGTTCTGGCCGCAGGGCTTGCCGGGGACGACATAGCTCACGGCGCGCCTCACGTGGTGGGCTCCGTCTTGAGGGAGCGGATGCGCTCGACCACCGCCGCGTAGTAGGGGTTCGGACCTACGGCCTGCGCCGCCCTCTCTAGCGCCGCGTTCTCTGCTGCGCGGATGGCGGAGGCGATGGGATTCCAAAGGGGCTCCATGCACTCACTGCACCCGCATATGTCGCCGAACTCGGCAAAGCGGAGATCGTCCACCAATGCCTTCGCGCGATCTTCCGGTGTCATGGCTTCGAGCCTCCGTCGTCAAGGCGCTTCCCGGCGAGACGCCCGGCCCTGTCGTCGGCACGGAGCCCGCGCCGTATGTTCCACCGCACATCAAGATCCGAAAGCGTCTGCTCCAAGCCGCAGCGGCACGGTAGAACACCATCGCGCAGTTGACTATCGACGTCCCGCAGGACGGCACGCAGGCAGCGTATGCGATCCCTGAGCGTCATAGGCCGCCGCCTCCGTCGTTGTCAGTGGAGGGGAGACGGCCGAGGGAGCGGAGCACTTCGATCCACCGACAGTTCAGGCACTCCCGGTCGTACTCTAGACACTGCTCACTCAGGAAGGGCCGCGCCTTCATGAGTATGTCCAACGCCTCCCCGAGCTTCCCCGCCTCAAGGGCCTCCGTACTGATTCCCGCGACCGCGTTGACCGCAGCGACGATGCGGTGGGCGTTGGCTCTAGAGGCTCCAGCCACAACGACCGGCGCATCGGGACTCTGCTCTGCTCCCACGCCGACGTCCCACACGTCGCCGGCATACGGCCACGTGTGCCACGGTTCCGGCGAATACCTCTCGCTCATTGGATCCTCTTCCATGTCTTGTGGGTGACGATTCGCTGGATCGTTTTGCGGCTGACGCCGTACTGAGTCGCCAGTTCCAGCGACGAGATTCCGCGGCCGCAAGCATCGCGGATGCTCCGGACTCCTCCAGCCGTCACGCGCGAGGAATGGTGCCGCTCGCCCGCATACGTCCGCCCATGGCGCTCTTTGTCGGCGGCGTTCTCGGCCCTCGTTCCCCAGGCCAAATTCTCCACGGCGCAATGGGTGGGGGCGCCATCCAGGTGCCGGACCTCGTGCTTCGGAGATGGCAACGGAGGGAGGAACGCAACAGCGACAAGACGGTGCACTCGGAGCTGCGCTCGTTTGCCGTCTGGTCCGACCAGCCGGACCCGCGGATAGCCACCCTTGTCGGGGAATGTCGCTAGCCTCCGAAGGAATGTGCCGCGCCATGCGTTGATCGACCAGACGCTCCCGTCGCGCGTGACGTAATAGCCTGGGAAACCATCCACTGGCACCGCTCCAGCCGGTAGCGAATGCGTCTCACTCACGGTGTGTCCCTCCTCCGTCGGCCAGCGCGCTCAGGTCGGGCGACTCAATCCTCCCGCCGGCAGCAGAGAAGGCCAGCAACGCGAAGCCGAGCAGCAGCATGGCGTCGTCGCTGCGCTCGACCCAGACACGAAACGCCGCCGCGTTGAGCTTCTCTTGTGCCTCTCTGACGGGATCGTGATCTCCCGCGTCGGCACAGGCTCGCCAGTTGTCGCAACAGGGATTCCGCCGGTGAGGCGTGCGCCCCGTGTTCGGAGAATTACAGACACCAACGGGATCGCCATCAGTAGAGTTGCTCACGGTGAATCCCTCCTCTCCCCCATCTTCAGCGCCTGAACTATTCTCGCGCCCGCGATTTCATGGTGTTTCGTGCGCTTCCGTGGCGGCAGTGCGGCGAGGTAGCCGATTACTACGCCGACCGCTAGAGCGAGAACAATCACGGAGACGTCGAGATCGGGGGCCATAGAGCTTCCGTGGTTGACTTGGGGTAACCGTCGTGCTCGATCGTCTTCTTGAACGACACCCCATTTGCTGTGTGAAAGATCACGACACCCTCGGGCTTCATGAAGCCGGGGGCGGCGGCGCTGCCGTCGCGCTGGAGGGCGCCGAGGGCGAGGAGAATCGACACCGTGTCGAATGGCCCTCGCCACAGCACTGGCACCATGTGGCAGCACGCGGGCCTGCTCGCCTCGTCCGTGCCGCCCTCGCCCCACCGGGAGACGTTGAACAGGGAGAATCGTTTCACGGCGAGTCCGTAGCCGCGCTGGATCCCTTTACCCCACCACTCGCCGTGGTGCGAGCCGGGACCGAGTTTGAGTAGCTCGTTCTTGTTTGCCTCGACCCACGCCGCGAAACCGTGGTTGTCCTGCTGTGGGGTGATCCACCGCGTGCGAGAACCGGCGAGGACTTCTCCGCCCTCGGTGATGTGCACCTGACCATTGGTGCCGTCTATTTTCTCGGTCACGATCACGTCGCGAGAGAGACGGGCGATCCTGGGGAATCCGACGAACGGAATCATGCCTCCACCTCCGCCATGATGCACTCAGGGTGATTGCAGTAACCGACCACCGGGTCTGCGTCCTTGCGGTAGCGGCGATGCGCCGTGGCGAGCGCCGTGTGTCCACAGGAGAGCCGGACCCGCGTCTGGTAGTGACCGTGGGTCGCGTCGTCGCGTACGCGCTCGCGGGCGAGGACCTCGACGACGATGCGGCGCTTGCCTCGGTGAGCCATCACCCCTCCTCGCGCAGTTCACTCATCGTCGCTCCCTGGTTCCCGCTCTTGCCAGTGCTGCGGCACGGACCCAATCGCGCTGTGGCGCTCGACGACCCGCGAGATCCCGCCCTGCGCCTCAAACTGCATGACGAGCGGCTCGCGGCCCTTACGGTTCTTGAGCACGAAGCCGTCAATCACGTTTGGTGCCTCGCTCTCCTCGGGCTGGGGGCGCTTTTGCACGACCATGACGAGGTCTGCGTCGTACTCGAGGTTCCCGGAGCCGCGGAGGTGCGAGAGCTTCGGGTGATCGTCCTCGTCGCGCTTACGTGAGAGCGGCGTGGTCACGCACACGAATGGTGTATAGCTATCGACAACGCCACCGCGAGCGAGCCGGCGAAGCGCGTCCGCGGCTCGCGGGATAGCGTCGAGCTCGCTCCCGCGCCCACGGTCAATCATGCCGAGGTGGTCCACGAATACGGCGTCGAACCGGGCCCTCGTGGCGCTGCGCAGCACGGCGTCGAGGGTGTGGCCGTTGCGCTCGGCCCCGTGAATGCGCAGGTGCATTTCGAGGCCCGCTAGTTTCACTGTCGCGTCCTCGACGCGCTCCCGCTCCGCGTCCGCGAGAACCAGCTGCTCGCGACCGTACGCAAGGTCGAGCCGCTCGACGCTTACGCCGCTATACCGGGCGAGGGATTGCACGCCGATCTCCCCGATCGTCTGCTCGAGCGTCACGAACAGCACCCGCTGGTGCAGGCTCGCCATGTCGAGCGCCAGGTTCAGCGCGAGCTGGGTTTTGAAGTTCCCCGGCGCTCCGCCGACGAGCCAGATCCTCGCGGACCTGGGCGGGCAAAGCCGCTGCAAGCGAGGCCATGCCGTCCTCAGGCGGATCGAGCGGCTCACTTCCGAGAGCCCCTCTGTCGCCGACTTCGCCATCGACGTGAGGCTCGGGATTGGCGGCGTCTCGTTCTGCGTCCGCGAGGGCGGCGAGGATTGCGGGGTCGGCGTTGCCATTTACTCTCCGTGGGGCAGGGTTCTTGTCCTGTTTGCGTGCGAGGTTCCGCGAGAGGAACGCGGCAGCGCCTTTGAACGTTTTTCGTCTGGTGGGGTTGTCGCGAGACCATTGGACGAGGGCTTTGACCTCCCGGACGACATCGACGCCCGGATAGGCGTCCTGCCACTCCGCGACCTTCGCGGCCGTTACCTGGTACTCCCTCGGTCCCTTACCGACGACCGGTAGAACGGCAACGACAGGAGAGGGGTTCTCCGGGGAGGCTGGCGCGGAGGACTCCACCGGAGTCTCCGCGCACGCGGCGCTAGCTGCCTCCTCTCCTCTCCTCTCCTCTCCAGCAGGTAATTCGACGTTAGGGTTACGGTAATGTTCCCTCAACCCCCTGGGCGGCTCTGGAAGCGTTGATTCTGTTGGATGATTTGGTTTCTGGTGACGCTTTTGGGTGGGGATCCACCCGTAGACGCGTCCGCCGGCCTCGTATCGGAAGATCCGACCAAGCTTTTCGAGGTGCCGGAGTTGCTTCTCGATGCCCTCCGGACCACCCCATTTCGCGTCGTACGGGTCGAGGTCGGCGCGGATGAGTCGAGCGTCCCAATGAAATCGACCGGAGTCATCCGCGCAGCCGGCGAGCCCCAGGTAAAAGAGCGCGGTTTCACAACTGGTGAGCCCCGTGATCTCGTCGCGCCAGAACTCAGGCTTCACGCTCCGGATGCGCATCAGAGAATCCCCTCCCATGGATCAAGGTTCAGGCGTTGGTTTCGCCTCACCTTCGCCGCTAGCCGCACATAGTCCCGCCTCATTTGCGCCGGCGTCAGCTCGGGATTGAGCCTCACGAGCTCAAACCAGACATCGTCCACCGTGAGTGGGGACGTCCCTTTGCCCCTCGGTCCCGTGCGCCACGCGAACGCCAAGAAAGCGTTGGGCTCCAGGGGGGCGAGACGCCTTGACCGCGCCAGGCGAGAGACCGCGACCCGCGCCATTGCCCTCGGGAGAACGGCGCTGATGTGCTCGGGATTGCGCATGGGGCTCAACTTACCAGCGGGGCCTGACCGGATTCATTGTCGGCGTCTCTATGGAGCGCATCACTCCCCCTCTCCCGAGACCGCTCGGGGCTCGGCGGGGCGTGTGGATGGTGAACACCGTTGACAGCGCAGACGCGGCCTCCCTGTCGCTGGCTGAGTCAGTGCCTCGCCGCAGCTAACGCAAGTCGTCGCGTGCTCAGGCTCGAGCCAGCGGCGCCGCCCATTGCATGTAGCGCAACACTTTTGGGGCCGCCCGGGGCGGTCGTGATACCACCATGAATGATTGGGACACGGTCGGCCGTAGCCGACGCATTCGATCCGGAGCGCAACGCCACGATGGCTCATCTGCGGTCGTCTCCCACAAACCCGAGCCGGCCTACCAGTTTTCGTACATGCGCCCGCCTCGCCTTGCCCCCCCCTCTCCGCCGGCCCCTTCCGTTGGTCGCGCTCGATCTCCCTGAACTGGCGGGCCCTCATCTGGCGCAACAGGCACCCGCAGGAACGGATTGCCCCAGCAGCAACATGGCCGGGACGCGCCCCGAACTCACGGCCACACCGGCAGCGATAGACCGCGTAAATGCGATCGCCGACCTTGTAGCGTCGCAGTTCCGCTGGCTTGGATCGCCTCACGGTCGCCCCATCCATTGGCGCCAATACCGATCACGTTCCCCGCAGCGGCGGCATACCCGTTCGAGCTGATCGGCGCCCTCATCCACGATCCAGTCCCAGTCCTCGTCAATCTTCACCGGCGGGCCCCAGCGGTGCTCCTCGGGCGTACGGCACCGGGTACGCCGCAGCTTGTTCGCCTCGTGCGGCGGATCGAGTATCGGAATTCCGTTGCGGTTGCGCCTCACGGTCGCCCCGCCCTTCCCGCGACCCGAGGCTCACTCCCTAGCGACACAGTCACGCAGCGACACGCCACGTGCCCGCGCTCCACCCGCAGCGAATGGACCCCGAGGGGACAGGCGGGGAGGCATTCGGACGCGAGGGAGAGACGGTCCCCGAGCGCATCTAGGCGAGCGTCTAGGGCGTCGAGGGAGCGAAGAATGGGGGTCTCGCACCCCCCCGGCGTGTTCCGTTTTGTCGGGCCCTGTCGGACGGAACCGCTAAGCAACCGACTAGCCGAAGAGTCCATTGACTGCGGGTTAAGAAGGTTGCCGCCCTGCTGCACCGGGGCGGCGTCGGTTGCCGGGAGGCCGGGTCCGGCAGCCCCGCCCACAGACCTTCGGGGGATGGGCGGAG